TGGAAGATGGGGATCATCAGAAGCAGCGCTACATTGGATTAGAAAAGAGAGCATTCTGGAACCAACAGATGAACTTTTAGACCGGATAAGATCTAAGGGAAACCTGTTTCGTGTTCTGGATCATGGAGATACTGCACCTACTTGTTGTCTATGGGTTGCTGCTATTGATGGTGTCTATATATTCTATCGTGAATATTATGCCGCTAGTAAGATTATCAGTTATCACAGAAAATCTATACACGAACTATCTGCTGGAGAAAGCTACCAGGGAAATTATGCTGATCCACAGATATTTAAGAAAACTGCTCAAAAGCAAGGTGGCTTCTGGTCAGTGTCGGATGAATATAGAGATGGTGACCTGGAGGCTCCTGAACTATTGTGGACACCGGCAGATAATAACGAGTTTGCTACCAGAAATAGAATTAATGAGTTATTGTATACAGCGAGTAGATTTAGACACCCGATTACTAGAGAATCGCCTTCGCCGGGTATATATTTTATTAGACCAAGCTCGACATACATACATGGATGCAAAGAAGCAATCAGGCAAGTTGGAGCACAGAGGAAGCGTCTCTTAGGAACTATCGATGGCAAGTCTATGTATTCTGATGATAGGGATGAGAATATTGTAGATCATGCTTATGATTGTGTTCGCTACTTTATTGCTATGCATGGTTCAAGTCCGCGGTTATCACATAAGAGGCCACCTAAAAATTCATTTGCACACTTTAATGCTTTGTTGAAAAGACATTATGAGAGACAAGCGGCATCAGTAGGATAGGATAGTATGTTCCCATCTGATATTCTTATATTAATGTCAAAGATATCTCCTATGCCACAGGCACCTGGACCGATCATACAGGGGCAGCAACAATCTTTGCCTACTTTTCAGAATCCCTTTCAGATAGGACAGGGACAGGGAGGACAGGGAGGACCTTCAACCGGTCGAAAAGATCTTATTAGCAATAATATAAGTAAAGCTGTCAATATGTATATGGGCATGAGGAATAAACAGCAACAAGATCCTAACCAGCCTAACCAGCCTACGATGCCTCAATATTCTCAACCTCTTCCTACAGATATGCCTGTTCTACAAGTAAGACCACCTTATGGACAAGATGCTCCTTTAATGATATCTCCTGATATTATGGATATTTTAGGTATTGGTGGTGGGAGTGGAGGGGGTATAAATGGCTGATCAGGATATTGAGTCAAGGAAAATAACACCTACTGTACAAAATCCTGGTGCTAGTGATAGTCCTGTACCACCATCTTTAATGCAGAAAGTATGGAATTTTTTTACTAGTGATCCTAGTGGTATGGGATTAGTAGATCTACCACCTGCTATCGCTGTAACACCAGCGACGGTTCCAATCTTTAAAGCTGCTATGGAGAATGCACCTAAGATTACTGGTAATCCTTTAGTTGATAAGATGATAGCTTGGATGAGTACTAGATATCCTAGATTTACAGGGCAAGTACCTATTAAAGAGGCAGTGCCTGTAGCTTCTCCAGGTATGAGTGGACATTTTGTTTTTGATCCTGCTACAGGTGTAGAGACTTTACCTGCTAATGTATATGGGCAATGGAGTGTTAATGCTCCAGCACAAAGAGCTATAAGTGGTGTGCGTGGACAAGTTACTGTTAATCCTTTAATGATTGCTGCTACAAAGGGTAATATTGATGATACTATAGGTGAAACTATTAATACAGCAGCCCATGAACTCACACATGCTAGACAAGGTACAAGATATGCTAATGCTTTAAAAGTTGGCAATGCTAATATGTGGCCTGAACTTCAAGGTGTATCAGGTTTAGAAAATATGGCAGGTACACCATATGAGAATCGCATAGTAGAAAAATTTGCTAATCAGGGTGGTGCGACGGCTAAAGCTTCTTGGATGAAATATAGAGCATTATTAGAATCAATTGGTGAACAAAGTCCTAATATACCAATGATGGATGTGCTAGTGGATATGTACAGAAGGGGAGTGGCGATACCTAAATAACATGCCAGACTATAGAACAGTAAACGGAGAATTAGACAGTCCATGGGTAGCGAGAATACTGGGGGCTGATAAACTCTTTAATGAGTGGGAAGGAAAGTTTAAATGTAAGCTACTTGAAGAGTACTATGAAGGATTCCAATGGAAACAGCGACGTGACTATCCTACTACTAATTATAATCCTTACACACTTAATTTGGTTTATTCTACTGTCAAGATTAAATTAGCAGGTATGCTGTTCCAAAGACCTAAATATCTGGTAACCCCGCGGCCTGGTAATAGTGATTGGAATTTAGACTTTGCTGTACAATCTTCTCAGCTCAAAGAAGATGTTCTCAATACAATAGTACAAAATCCTAATGTTAATTTCGTCCAACACGTTAAAAGAGCAGCATTAGATTCTTTCTTCCGGTTTGGAATCTTAGAGGTAGGATATGCCAATGATTGGAGGAATCCACAGAAGATAGATCCTGAATTGAAATCTTGGGATGATACTAATGTTACTGTTGAGGAAGATAAGATCGTACATGATAATCCCATTCCGGTTAATGAAAGATTTTATATTAAGCGTATATGGCCCCATCGCTTTCGAGTATGTGCTACTGATGCTACTGATCTTAATGATTGTGATTGGGTTGGGTATTATGATTTTTATTATAAGAGGGTCCTGAAGAATACTAAAGGATTAAACTTTCCGGAGGAGGGTCAAACTGATGGATCTTATATTAGTGCTGAATATGCTTCTGGTTTTGTTGGAGGTGGTTCTGGTTATGTTAGTAACGATGATGTTTTGCGAACTCTTTATAATGCTGGGGAAGTCTGCAAGGTATGGCATATCTGGGACATGATTAAAGGTCGGAGGTTAATGCTACTTGATGATTATAGAATGTCCGAATTATGGTCAACACCAGTTGAAAGACTTCCTTTCATTGATCTTCGATGGGATTATCGCATCAGGGGATTTTATCCTTTACCTCCAGTTTTCCAGTGGCTCTCTCCACAGGATGAAATTAATGAGGCTAGGGAACAAGTGCGTTCTTACCGTAGAAGATTTACCAGAAAGTTCCAATCTATAAAAGGTCAGGTTGATGAAGAAGAGAAAGAAAAATTCTCAAGCGGACCTGATGGTATTATTATTGAGGTTAAAGTTCCTGATGCTATTAAGGCTATTGATAATCCTGAGATCGGCCCGACATCAGAAAATGCTCTTGTGCTTGCAAAGGATGATTTTAATACAATTAGTGGAACTAGCGCAGAGGCTAGAGGACAAGATACTGATAGAGAAACTGCTACTCAAGCTAAAATTGTCCAATCACGTGCTGTGATACGTGAATCAGCAGATCAGATGGATTTTACTTCCTTTTTATGTCGTGTTGGAAGGGAATTATTATGTCAATGCCAAGAAAGATTAGTAGAAGGATTATGGATTAAATATACTGCTAATCCATCCGGCCCAAATCCTCAACAGATGCAAATAGAGGGACCGGTTTATAAATATGTGACATCTCAGCAGGTTGATGACGGATATGATTTTGACGTTGATTTTGATATTCAGAATGCTACTCCAGCTGCTATGCAACAAAGTCAGACCTCGTTTGTAAACTTTATCAGCATTTTAGCCCAGTTCCCTGATGTTAAAATGTCACCAATGTTAATACGTGAAGCGGCGTACAGGGTAGGATATAGGAATGAGCAGGTTATAAAAGAAATGCAGGATGTAGCAGTACAACAAATGCAAATGCAGGCTATGCAACAAGCTGCACAAGCACAAGCTGGACAAAAAGGTAAGGCAGGTAATAATCCTCAAAATCAGGCTAAAGCTAAAGTAGCACAAATGGGAACACCAGGGACTAGTGATATTAATGAACAGCTTGCTAATCAGATTCAGTAAGGAGGATAGATGGTTACAATAAAATTGCTTATGTACATTGTAGCATTCCTCTTATTACTATTAGAGGCTCTAGGAGTGAAGACTACAAGAATAATATTAGGATGGCTAGGTCTTGCTATATGGGTTCTAGCATTGCTATTGGCATGATAAAGAGAAGGAAAGGATACTAAGATGCCCGAAGTAGAACAAAAAGATACTACACTTACAACCGCGGTGGAAAAGGCTATTGAGTCACAAGATAAAAGTGATGTAATAATAGATAAGGAGGAGGATACTGAAAAGCCTCAAGAGGTTGAAACTTCTCCTCAGGATGATGAGGATACTATAAATGGCCGCCTTCTAGTACAATCACTTAAAGATCCTCAAAAGGCTGCTGCTATTGTTAGATATCTTGCTACACAGTATGGTTATACTAAAGAAGATATTCAGACTAAACAAGATGTTAAGGAAGTAAGTAAAGGTATAGAAGGAATATTGGAGAAACATCTTGGTGATGATTTCAAGTTTTTGGCGCCTAAGCTCGGACCTGCGATTAAAGAAAGTCTCGAAAGTATGTTACAAGGTAACACGGAGACGGCTAATCTTAGGGAGAGACTCGAAAGGCAAGAGTTTAAGGATATACAAAATGAAACTTCTAATGCGCATGTTGAAATAGCACATGAATGGTTTGGATCAGATGAGATGCCTGATAATGTTGTTAAGGCTATGTCATCTGCTATGGATGACTTTCCTCCTACAGATCCTAATATGTCCCCCGCTCGATATTATAAGAAAATCTTCTCAATGGTAGCTGGTGAATTAGGCTTACAGAAGAAGGAACAAAAGCGCCAAGATCGTGTTGAACGTAATAGACAAGATTCTGGTGCAAGATTTTTAACCTCGCAAAATAGGGGCGTTGTACCGGATAATGCCGCGACAGGCGCACGAAAATTATCACTTAAAGATGCTGTCTCACTAGCTATGGAACAAGTTGAGCAAAGTTCTAAAAAGTGAGTAAGGATGAGGAATGGCACTGACTTTTGGGAATCAATCAGCTCCAAATAATATAACAACTTATTTGGATTCTGTATTTTCTACTAGTCTTGCTAATTACAGAAAAACACTTATAGATAACATTGGAGCAACAAACAGTGTTCTCTACGATCTAATCAAAGGTGAATCATATGAAGAAGCAGATGGCGGAACATATATTGCTGAAGAGCTTATGTATGGCTTGGCGCCTGCGGACTCATATGATGGATATGATGAACTATCTACTTTACCCACGGATGGTATTACTCAGGCGCAGTTCGAGTGGCGGCAGGTGGCTAGTCCAATCGTATATAACACAAAAGAAGTAGTTCAGAACGAGCATAAGATCATTAACTTGGTTAAAGCTCGTATCCAGCAAAGTGAGTTAGGCATACAGGAAAACTGGGCACAAGCTTTTATGTGGGGCGCTGGTGCAGGTAATATGCAAACTCCTAAAACAAGCACGGTAAATGGATCTTATCACGTAGAACCTTTACCTAAGCTTGTTTCCTATAACACTGCTGGTAATGATACTATTAGTGGTACTGCTGCTACAGGATCAGCATTAACAGTAGGAGGAATACCTGAAACACCTAATGCTTGGTGGCAGAATCATTGGGGCACAAGTGCAGCGACTACATACTCACAGTTTATGTATGAATTGGAGGGAATGTATAACCTCACTACTCTTGGTACTGGTGGACCTCCAACACATATGCTAATGGATCAAGTTACGTATCAGAACTTTATCCATGCATACTTTGCTGTCTATAAGGCTAATGCTGATGCGCTGAATTTCGAGTATCCATTTGTGGGGAAGAAATACCTTAATGCTAAAGTCATCATGGACGATAAAGTTCCTGATGTCTTTTCTAATAGACCTGGTTCTCAAGTAGGTGGTGTAGTGAATCCTGGAACGTATACTTATGGGTCGTGCTATTATATTAATTCTAAGTTCTTTAAGATTCGTTATCATCCTTCCAGGAACTGGGATATGCTAAAAGATGAGAATGGCAATACTTTTGCCAAACCAATTAATGGTGATTCACGTGTCGGACATGTAGGTTGGATGGGCAACGTGACCGTTAATAATAGAAGGAAGCATGGGGTTCTAGCTAAATTTGCCAGATCCTACGCATCGTAAGGAGGAATAAAATGAGAACAAAACTTGTAGAATCAAATAAACCTGAAAAGTATATTCACTCCGTACGAAATGTAGATACTAGCGCTGCTGGTGCTACTATTCCTACAGGAAGTCCTTTGATTATGAATTTAGGTCCCACTCCACAACCTCCTGCATATACTAATGGCTTACCTGCCGGGTGGGAAGATGGATTACAAGTGCTTTTACCTGCAACTGCTGGTGGAAATAATAGCCAACTATACTATTATGGTGTAGCAGTTGGACCTATTATATACCAACAGTATGGTGAAGCTATGGTGCATGGAATGTGCATGGCTGCTGTTGTAAGAGGAACACGTTCTGCAACAACAGTATCATGGGCTTCTAGTGCTACTGGTGCTGTTAGTGGTGATGCACTTGTGTGTGATACTGCTAATAATGCCTTCAGTACTGCTACTATTAGTCCACTTTCAGGATTTAGTGTAGCACCAATGGTATGTGTAGATAACTTTGCAACAGCCGCTGGTTCTGCAACTAATGCTACAGATACTAGAACTGCTGCGACAGTTTTAGTACGTGCTTTTGTTCGTCAGATGTAATGCTGGATCGTGGTAAACCTCCACTTGTTAGGTGGGATGCTTATCTAAAAAGTAATATTTAGGCATCCCACCATTTTTTGAGAAAGGGCTTCCATGAAAGAAAGCCGTAAACAACTAAGAATCGTCGTGGGTACTAATTGTCTTACTGAGATTCAGTATCCTTCATATACTAATCATATTCAATTTTGGTATAGACTAGGTAAGTCTTATCCTAATATTGATTTTATACTATCAAATCCCTCCAGGATGAGTATTGATAGAATGAGAAATATGACAGCTAAAGTTGCTATAGAGGCACAGGCTGATTATATACTCTTCCTGGATGATGATGTAATTGTACCTCCTAATTATGGCCTTCAGATGCTTTTAGACTGCAATGCTGATGTTGCATCAGGTAAGATATGTGTCCGCGGTTGGCCTTTTGACTATATGTCATTTTATAAGCACAAGAGTGGCACGATCCGGATGGATAAAAGACTTCCGAAGAAAGGTATTTTGGATAGGGAAGCAGTAGGATTTTCTTTTGCCCTCTTGAAGGTAGATAAGATAAGAAAGATGCCAGAACCATACTTCATAACTGGTCCACATCAAACTGAAGATGTATATTATTGTATGCGTCTCAAACAGATGGACCATGCTGCTACTATCAAGGTTAATTGTGAATGTGAATGTGGACATATCTTGTGGCCTGAGATCGTTATAGAAGATAATAGGAATGCATATCAAAAATACTATATGGGTATTAATAAAATACATGAAGATTCTCCTGATGTAGAAGAAATTGATAGGGGAGAGGCGTACTTGAAGAAGATAAAAAAGGCTGCTAATCATGAAATTAAACCTAGGATGCGGAACGACAAAATTACAGGGGTATCTTAATATTGATGCTGAAAAGTCTTGCAAGCCAGATCTTGTGCTGGACTTTGTTAAGAAGAGGCTGCCACAAAAAGATGGTATGGTGGAAGAGATATTGTTCTTTCATTGTATAGAGCATATTCAGAAGAGTAAGCATAGAGATATCTTACTGGAATGCTCACGGGTATTGAAACCGGGTGGCAAGATCTACATTTCGTTCCCAGACTTTTGGGAGTGTGCTAAAAGATGGCATGATAATGTTAGTGGTCAAAAGAGATTTTGGGAAGCCACATTATATGGTAGACAACTCTATCCTGGTGATTTTCATGTTTGTGCTATGGATACCGCTGAACTTATTTTAATGTTGTATGAATGTGGGTTTGGTGGAATAAAAGCAGTACCAGAGACGGATGAGCCGTATAATAAGCTTGTCACAGCAGTTAAAGTACGTGATGCATTACCAACGTATGAGACTTTAGTTGCACAAGATATTAAAAGTATGAAGGTGGTAAAATGCCAATAACAGTTACACATGCATTTGTAAGTCCTAAGACAGAGCAGACTGATCCTACTATTGTAGGACCTAATGAATGGAATGCACAACATGTAGTCACTGGATATGTAGATCCGCCACCTCCTGTAGTTCTGCCTACTGTACCTTATCTTGTTACGAGTGATTATAACTTTGCTGAACAATGGTTTACTCAACCTCTTAGTGCTGGCGTGCAGGCTACAGTTACTATTAGTCCTGTTCCTAAGGGTGTGTATGGTAATGATGCTAATCATTATCTTTACATTTCACCAGTTTCAGGGCAGGGAACAGGCACTGCTGAAGCTGTTCTAATCCAAGGTGGCACTGCTAATGGTGGTGGTACGAGTGGAACTATAATTTTTACTCCAGCTAATAATCATACTGGTGTATGGAGATTAACATCAGCTACAGCAGGTATTCAGGAAACTCTGCGTATGTTACCTTATCCCGGTGGATGGGCTATTATACCTGCTGGTGGTTGGTCTATTTTTGCACCTATCACTGTTAACACAAGTGGAATTAAATTACAAGGTGCAGGACGTATAAATACTCAATTGAACTACCAACTAACTGCTGGTGCATGTTTTAGCATTCCAGGTTCTAATGATCAAATCACTATGTCTGATTTTCAGCTTAATGGTTCTGGTGGTTCAGCTATTGGTTTGAATCTTGTTAATCAATCTAATTTTAACTGTCAACGGATGGCTATAGTTGGTTTTGCTACTGGTGTAAGTAATACTGGCAACAGTAATACACAGATGAGCTTATTCAGGGATATGAATATCATGAATAACAGTGGCGACGCTGTGTATATAGATACTACTATTGATGGTGGAACATGGGAACGTATTGTTATCGGCGGTCCTGGTAATGGTTTTCATATTAGAGATGCTGTTGGTGCTCATATTACTCATTGTTATACTAATGGTTGTGCTATAGGAGCATTAATAGATCCTGTAAGTCCACGCAGTGTTGGCGTTATCCAATTTGTAGATACTAATTTTGATGGATTTTCTGGTACATCTAATATGGGTATTAGACTATCGCCAGCTTCTGGTGCTACTATTAATACTGTGATATTCCAAGGTGGTGGAGCTGGAGGATTTAATTATGGTTTTATGATGGATGGGGCAGGCACGATCTGGGATATTACATTTAGAGATATGTTAATACTTGCTAATAATGTTGTAGGTGGACAAATAGGTCAAAGTACTCTTGCTAAATGTGATAATATACTTGTAAAGGATTGTTATTTTGAAGCTAATAGTGCTGGTAGTCCAGGTGCTAATCCAGGCTTGAATATTCAATATGCTACTAATGTTCAAGTGCATGGAGGAGTATATTGTGCTGGATCTTATGCCAATGGTGCTAATACGCAGGGTTATGGTATTACTGTTGCTGGAGCTACAACTAATGTTCAAATTTTTAATCTTAGGGTCAACCCTAATGTCGCTGGAAGTATTCAGCAAGCAGGGACGAATACGAACCTTGTGATACAGAATGTATTATGATTCAAAAGACTACTAATGATATAGTCAATAAGCTGGCTACGAAGTCATTAGACTTACACGGGAATAAGTGTATTAATGCAGGGGATGCGCAAAATCCTAAGGATTATGTAACGCTAGGACAGCTAGAGGATAGAATCAATCAGCTACTTGCTAATCCTGTCTACTTTAATGCTTTACAAGGTAAAATAGACCCTTCACAAATACCTGCTAACATGAAACCTCCTAGTGTGCAGCAGGTTGTAACAGGGTCTAGAGCTTTAAGTACAGTATATCAAAATACACATCCTACTCCATTATATGCAATGGTGACGATTCAACTACCTACTACCAGCTTTCCTGCTACTACATATGGTGTTAGAGTTTTGTGTGATGCTAACGCTAGTCCATCTACTACTATTGGTAACTATGTTATAACTAATTCATACACATCAACTTCTGCTGGTAACCTTACTGTATATGTACCGGTCACTTTTATAGTATTACCTAACTGGTATTATAATGTGCAAATATCTCAAGCGAGTCCTGTAATTCAGTGTTGGACAGAGTGGTACTAGTATGGCTGTCACTAGAGGACAAATAAAAGCTAATCTACAGGCTAACTTGTTTGAGTTAGGATTCAATTTCTATTCTGATAATGATATGAATGATTCTATCCAGGATGCATATGATGATATAGCTATCTTGACACAATGTATTCAAAAGCAGATAACTGTAAAGTGGATTGCACAACTAAGCTATTATGATTTCATGGAAGATACCAGGCTTGGTATTAGTGACTACTTAGGAAC